GCGCACTATCAAAAGCAAAACCCTCACACGCCAAGAGTTATGAAAACTTTAGGATTAGATTCAGACGATGTTGATTCGTTTATACAGAAGTGTCTATTTCCTGAAGTAAAATAATGGTTGACAAACCGCCATTAATGATGTTATAATGTATGTTCACAGCGAGGTATTATTATGAAGTTAATGTTTTTGAAATTTTATGACGCTTATAATTGGTTATTTGATCATAGCAGAAACCCATTAAGACATATCCCTGACCCACTATCAAGAATGTGGATTACTACAGTCCTGGCATGGTTGTGGTCGATAGCGTTCGGTTTGTATATCGGAAGTGTGATATACATGGGTATTAGTTTAGCAGTACACTTTATATTGTTGTTCATGGTGTTCTTTACTGCCGCAGTATTCTTTGAGGCAGAACGTAAAGGTTCGTCATGGTTGTTGCGCCTTAGAAAAGAGCAACAGTATAAATAAAACATTCGATGAAGCATAAAGTAGGAAGTTTGGACCCGGGTGCAAGTCCCGGCATCTCCACCAATAAAACGTCAGGGGGATGTATTCAGTTTCGACAGGCGACTGAGGTTATGTGGAGAATCAGTCAAGCAATGACTGTGAAAATGCAACTTAAAATAACTGCAAACGATGATAATTTTGCACATGGTGATTATGCTCTAGCAGCATAATTTACCGGGGTGTGGTTTACCTAGCAACAGAACAAACCATTTAATCAAAAGAGGAGGTGGGTTGGTTCACCACGGCATGGATGCTAAAACGAACTACTTTATTATTTTAATTTTGGAACTTTATTATGACAAATTCAATTATTATTCCATCATCTGATGCCGACAAGCAACGCATCAAGGGTGCGATGGAAGAAATCAGTAATGCATATACCCGTATTGAAGCGGAACGTGACTTTATTAAAGAGGCAATCGTTGCTTTATCGGAAGATGTAGATATCCCGAAAAAATACTTATCTAAAATGGCGACAATGTATCACAAGAACAATGTGAGCGAAGTTGTTGCTGAAATCGAAGACATTGAGGCGCTGATCGAAACAATCAGCAGATAATCATATGAGTGATGAAAAGCAACTTATCGACTTTACAATTGATATTGATGAATTGGGAAGATCAGGTATGAAGTGGGAAAACCTAAAACTGTATGGCAATGAGCGATACGATGTGGGTGTTAAACCATTAGATGCAATCTACTTAGGCGATGCATCATACACTCCTGAAGAAGATATCACGATTAAATTTGATGTAATGCCGTGAAAAAGTGGTGGCGTATTTGGGCAAAGTCTCTTGGAGAAAAGGTAGGAGAGACTGATAAGCAAGCGGATACAATCGCAGTCATTAGAACCTTCTGGTGGTTTGTGCATATCACGACTTGTTTTTTCATTATCCTGAACGCCATTGCAACGCATGGGTGGAACTTAATAGGACTAGGAAATTGAGAATGAAATTAATCGAAACGCATTTTAAAGAGGAAGCAGCAGGTCACGCTAGAGCTGAGATCTATGAAGCGTCTAACGGATTTAGCATCAGGTATATTGACCCAGCAGGCAATGTATTAAAAACAGAAACACACCCAGGTAAATCATTACAATGGGTTGAAGATGCCGCAGAAAACTGGGCACTAGGGATAAAGTTACTCAATGAATAAACTAGATACTCAACTCAACTCAGAGAAAATCATGACTGAAATTGCAGGAATGATTGCTCAAGGTGTCCCATATATTGACGCTATCGTTGAATATTGTGAGATCAATTCATTGGAAATAGAAGTAGCAGGTGAAATTATACGTAGAAGTCCTATCCTCAAGGCAAGAATACATGAGGAGGCAGAACATCTTAATTTAGTTGAAAAACAAGTGAGGTTGCCCGAAAGTGTACTCTGATCGTGAGGCGTTTGATCTTTTTCAGTATTATATTGCTGTTAAGCAGCACTTCACAACTGATTATGACTTCTTCAAATATAATGGGAAGATGCGACTCAAAGAGTCATCTTTTGAGACCCGTAAAGATAAATTCTTCTTCCACAAACTGTCAAAGAAAGAAGAACCTAAGAAAAGAATTTTAGCAAACTTAGTTGTCGATCCTAAGGCATGGATAGGTGACATAGTTGATGCTGAAAAGTGTAATGAGGTTTATGTTGAATGGACAAAACGTCAACAACAGTTACGTTATACATTTAAACAAGATCTCGCAGAACTTGATGATGACTTTGATAAGGAGTTCAAAGTAGTGAGTGGGCAAAACCCACATATTATAAACCTCTATTTGCAACATAGAGTGAGTTTGGAAACATTAGTGATTCTGGATGATTTGCTATTATGTTTCCAGTATTGGGAAAAGAATGTTGCTGATCGTGTAATATTTCCCTCTATAAATAAAAGTGTCAACAAATATCGTCCATTTATGATGAAAGAAGGTTATGAGTTTGATAAATTCCGTTCGATTTTGGTTGACAAATACAACGATATATTGTAAAATAACATAACGCATACAACGCTATATAACGCTAATACAAGGAGCATTTTTATGACTAGCAATTTTGCATCACTAAAGAAAGCACGATCCTCGTCTTTCGACAAACTAAACTCTCAACTTCAAAAGATGAACACTCAGGGTGGATCTAATTCTGCTCAGGATGACATGTGGAAGTTGGAAGTTGACAAAGCAGGTAATGGTTACGCTGTACTTCGATTCCTTCCTGCTCCATCAGGAGAAGATATGCCTTTCGTTCGTATCTGGGATCACGGATTCCAAGGTCCAGGCGGTTGGTATATTGAAAACTCTTTGACCACTCTAGGTCAAGACGATCCTGTTTCTGAATACAACAGCAAGTTATGGAATTCTGGTGTGGATTCCGACAAGGATATTGCTCGTAAGCAGAAACGCCGTCTAAACTACATGGCAAATGTATATGTAGTTAAAGATCCTACCAATCCACAGAACGAAGGCAAAGTGTTTAAGTTCAAGTTTGGTAAGAAAATCTTTGATAAACTAAACGATGTTATGAATCCTCAGTTTCCTGATGAAGCACCTATCAACCCATTTGATTTCTGGGAAGGCGCAAACTTCAATCTGAAAGCACGTAATGTTGAAGGTTATCGTAACTATGATAAGTCAGATTTCTCTGCACCGGGTGTATTGACTAACTCACAAGGTGTTGATTTAACTGATGAAGAATTAGAAGGTGTTTGGGAACAACAACACTCTCTAGCAGAACTGGTCGATCCTAAAAACTTCAAGTCCTATGCTGAACTTCAAGCGAAGTTATATAAAGTATTGGCACTTGATGGCAGTTCACACGCACCCAGCACGACTGCCGAGGACGACAGTGGGGAGATGGATTTCACTCCGAAATTCAAGTCGCAAGAGGCACAACCTGCTTCAACAGCGACAGCGCCTGCGCAAGCAGAGGCAGCTTCTCCTCTAGAGTCTCGCTTTGCGGGTAATGATGATGATGAGACGCTTGACTTCTTTAAGAATCTAGCGAATGATGATTAATAAGTTACCTTGAGATTCGGGAAAGGGCGGGGTCAAGGATGACTTCGCCTTTTTTTTATCCTTGGAAACTAGGAATGAGTGATTGATTTGCAGGTGTTGAAGTTGCGTAGTTGTTCGTTACATAGTTATTTGTGATGTATGTGTCTCCACCTTTAACTGTATCGCCACCTTTAATGTTTGTGCTACCTGATCCTTTTGTATCATTTCTGCCCATCTGACCTCGAGAGAATGTCCTAGCAGCATCATTCGAAATACCTAAAGCGCCTGTGCCTAAGATTTCATTGACCTTTCTCATCGCAATTGCCATCTTATCAAGATCAATATCAGGATTATTAATCAATCCTTTACCGAAATCGATCTCGGGTCCATCAAAGAAACCTTCTCCTACGATTCCACCTTTCGCAAGACCTCGTAATAATGGGATTGCTTGTGCAAGTTTTTTCGCCATCGCTGAAAAATCAATATCATTCGTATTGAATTTTATATTTGAAAAAACGACCATTGAATCAGCAATTCTTTCTAGTGCATCAGCACCTTCTCTTAAGTCATCTGCTTGACCACCTAAGTCAGCAATCTTATCAAAGGCACCTTTTTCGCCTGACATGAATTGATTTATTGCAACGCCAATATCTCTGAATGATGTTTTTAAAGACACTTTTGAGTAGGCGTTTAATCCGTCAGCAATGCCAATCATTGCACTTCTGAATCTAGGTCCATCAATATTGTTTATTTGACTGAAATCAACCTTTTCTAAAGGTTTGATCATTTCTGCGAGTGATTCGAACGGACCTTTTGCTTCCTGTACTTCTTCGCCTGTGAAGAATCCTATAAAGTTATCTTTAAGGTTCCTGATACCTTGAACTACACCATTAGCACCCAATGCAACGAATAGCGCACCAATGCCAGCACCTAAACCCGTCATGCCTAGGCCTAGTTTCTCAAAATTATCACCCTTAATGCCATTAAATGCCTTCATTCCTGTTGCGACATTGACTAGAATATTCTTTGTGCCTGTTCCATCAGCACCTACCAAACCTGCAATGCCGCCGCCTAATGCTATACCAGATATGAATCCACCAATACCTAAACCCATAGCAGTAGCGCCTAATGCCGCCATACCTTGAACTGCTAAACCGCCAGGAATTGCACCGAATATTGAACCAACAGCAAATAATCCTGCCAATCCTTTCATATCTCTGTCAGAAAAGGCACCTAACCCTTCAGCGATATTTCCTGCAGTTGTTGCGAATCCTTGACCATCAAATCCTGCCATCGCTGATAATCCGCCTGTGGTGGCGAGTGCTGACATGAATCCGCCAAGTCCTGCACCGATAGCAGTCATACCAAGCGCCATTTTAACTGAGGTTCCGAACCCACCAAACGCACCAAATAAACCACCTGCAGACAACAATCCTGCTAATGCTGCAGCTGCGGCAGGATCTAACGTAGCAAACGCATTCAATCCATCTGCCAAACCTTTTGCTTGCTCGGGGAATGCTGATAGATCTACACCAGCAAGATCAAGACCTGTACTACCGAGTGCTAAACCGCCAATAAATCCTGCTATGCCCAAACCTAATGCAGTCATACCGACTGCTGCTAATCCTGCCTTTGCAGGGCCAGCAAACGCACCAAATAATCCACCTGTAGCAAGTAACCCAGCGAGCGCTGCGCCATTTGTTAGATTGAACTGCGATAAACCTTCTGCGGTATTTCCAAGAAGTTGTACTAGATGCTCACCCGTACCTAATTTACGAGCAGCAGCATCTGCACCTGCCATAGCACTTATAAATCCAGCAATACCGACACCGACTGATGCAATGCCCACACCAACGCCAGCAAGTTTCATCATAAATCCTAAACCGCCACCAATGCCTGCTTCAAGGCCACGAGAGACGCCACCACGAATTGTTGTGCCTTCTTTTTCTTTTTGTTTTTTTGGACCTAGGCCAATTTTGGATATGAATTTGTCTATTAATGATTTATCTTGAGAGTCCTTTATAGTTTTCTCTCTTTTCATGTCTTCAGCGCTTTCAACCAGAATATTTCTTAGCACACCCATATTATTATTGATGCTGTCTAATGCATCTACTTGCAAGTCAAGAGATTCCTTGAATGAATCTAATGCGGGCATCAACTCGTTGAGTGTATCCTTGGATAAAGATACAACTGATGGGGTAGGTCGTCTTTTAGGTGGGCGCTGTGCCATTTACTTAGTCCTTAAATTTACTATCTATCCAGCATTTGCCATAGTAAAGTATACCTAACCAGACAGTAAACAATATACCATCAAAGTAAGACAATTCATTCCACGCTGCTAAAGGTGCTTCCATTTTACTTCTTCTTCATCGCTTGTGTGCCAAAGAAAGCAGCAACGATACCAGCAACAGCAACAAAATATGTTGGTGCCATATCGCCTAATGTTTCTTGTGCTTGATCCAAACCTGCCATTGAGGCGCAGACAACTGCGAATGGATACAATAGCATACCGCCTAATGAGAACCATGCCATGTTACGCTGTGCATCACGCATAGCATCTGCATCTTCTAATTCTTTGCGTTTAAACTCGAGGTACATTGCCTCTTCTTTTCGTGATACCTTTCCATCGCCGTTTGAGTCAGCGGGATGGTATACTTTAGTTTCTTCGTCAGACATTCATTAACTCCTTTCTTGTTTTTGTTCTTCGATAAACTGTAACAACATATCTAGGTAAATATCCCTTTCATACGGCAACAAGTTTTCGATTTCACTTATTTGATATTTATAATGTTGAGCCAGTGCAAACACGTTTTGGTAATACAATGCTAGTGAATTATGGACCAACATTACGTAAAAAAAGTTTCAACACCCTCCATTGTGAATGTTTTTTCTTTTCCGTCTTTATTAACATAATCGACCGAGTATTTCATCTTAGGTATTGATGAAAAAAATTGTTGCAACTCAGCGATAGTACCTGATGTAAACTGTTCAACAAATTCTTCGATCTCATCAGGAGAGAACTCATTAAAGTTATATACTTCATCAGTTGTATCATCGACAAGCGTTTCGATACATGCAATCATTGTATTGAATAAAACTTCTTCTTCTGATTCACCCTCTTTAACTTGTAATGATGCAAGTTCATTGATTGTTGGGTATCTCATCATCATATAATATTGATCGTTCAAAACAACCTTTTTAGAGTGATTAGGATCACGAGTTATTTCTATATCATCAATATCAAGTTTAAGTTCGATTTCTTCTTCAGTGTCCGGATCTTTGATTGTGAATTTCACTTCATTGTTCACTGATTTAGAACGAATTTGTAGCATTAAGTATTCAAGATCAAATACTGCCAAACTCTCTACATCTAAATCATTACAACAATTGCCAATAATTTGCTTAACTGCAAGGACAATTTGATCTATATCACCCGCTTCACGAGCGATCAAAAGAACTTTTTCTTCTTTTACAGTGAATGGTCTGAATGTTACTTTTTGTTCCGTAGAGGGAATAGTCAATTCAAATAACGGTTGGTCAATCTTGGGTAATCCCATATTATACTCCTATAAAATAATCAAAATGGAAGCGTGTTTATTAATCTTCCTACATTGTTTGTTTGTGTAATCAAATCCTGTACGTTCTTAGGTTTTTTGAGGCTTTTTATCGATTGTGCTACACTATTTATAGATGATAAGAAACCTAACAAACCTAAGGATGAGTCAACGCCTGATACTTTACCATCAAGTGCACCATCAACTTCGAATGAATCAAATGCAAAGGTAATAGGCATAGTCATAATCTCTGCATTGTTCTCCCATGCAACCTGAACCCCGCCTACTGACACAGGAAATGCTCCATTGAATTTGTAATTGTATGTTATCGCCTCTTGACCATACGAATAAACAAGAACGTCTAGTGTTGATGTGTAGTCATCGTGATAATTATACTCAAATAATTTTCTTCCGTCAACATTATTTAGTATGCCTTGACCATTGCCATGATTAATGATACCTTGATTCCATCTATGAAAGAATTTTTTGATAGCAAAGTCAGCATCAACCATAAAAATGCACGTAACTGTATTATTTTCCATTGCTGTGGCACGTTTGTGAGATATACCATGACCCATTTGTTTGATGTCTGTTACATTTACGTCAAGATTTGGTAATTGTGCTGTTTGACAAAAGAAAGGAATGTCTTGAATGGGCAACATTTCTTTTCCTGGAGGTGCATCTGTTTGCAAACACTTAGGTAAAGGTGAGATGCCGGCAACAAATAAATTATTCCGTGCTAACCCATGCTTATTTACTTGTGATGAAAATTCTGATACGCTAAATGCCATGTAATGCTACCCCCTGATAGCCCTTCTTGAATCTGCAAATACTGTTGATTTTGATGCACCAACAAATCTTTCTGTTGGTAAAAATAATGCTATATCCCACTCTGATGGATATATGTATAAAAATCTACTTGATATTTGTGATGTCAAATATCTTTTTACACAAGGTTTAAAGTCACGATACTTTGCTGCTTTGTCAAGTATCTGATACGATATTTTTAGTCGTGTTGTCTCATCATATTTTCTATTGTTGGCAGTATCGTATAGAGCATCCATTAAACCTGCTCGCACATCCAAAGGTAAGTAGTGCATATTTAATCCAAAGAACCCACCTTTAACCTTTTTGTATGGGAAGATCAAAGGTAATCTATCGTAATATGGCAATGTTGCTCTGCCCTTTGCAACGTATTCCATCATATACATGCCACCCACAAGAGGTTGAGACATCATTCTTTCTTTATCACTCTTCTTACCGAACAACTGATTCTCTCTAACATTTTTATATTCTGATGCTGTTTCACGATACCAGTCACGTGCTTTCTGTGTACGTGCGGGTATTTGTCCTGCACGGACACCTTTGGTTAGTATCTCATCAAAAAGCGTTGCCATTATAGTTCTACAATACCTGCCTTGATTAAGTGTCCTCTGTTCTCTAAATGCTCAAAAACAATATCTTGTTTGCTTTGACC